GATATCGAATTTTCCAGGAACGCCTAAGCTGCGTTGTAGGGTGCCAAACGGCACCCTTTTTTATGACTGGCTGGCTGCAAATGACGCTACCTTTCACCGCGATCTGCTGATCGTCCGCAACGGCGTAAAGCTGGGCGACGATGACGAGCTGGCGTTTGAGCTGAGTGAGCTGGACCACATCCAGATATTCGACCAGCCAAAGGGCATTGTCGACGACATCCTGAGCCCGATCTTTAAAGTGGTTGGCCAGGTATTTTCGTTCCTGGCGCCGAAGCCCGCTATAGCAAACAACGGCGGTAATACCGTCGACTCGCCCAACAATAGCCTGACCGGTCAGACGAATACCGCTCGCGTTTACAAAGCCAAGCCGGATATCTACGGCCAAATCCGTTCTTTCCCGGATTTGATTCAGGAATCGGTGTTCGAATACGTGCACCAGACGTCTACAGACGGCGGACTGAAGTACGTTACAGAGTGGATGTGCATCGGTATTGGAAAATACGATTACGAGTCCGTGCGTTACTCAGAATCCAGTCTGGGCTCTCTGGCCGGCGCCGAGTTCCAGTTCTTCCAGCCAGGAGAAGTTATACCGCAGATCGTCGAGGGCTACGGGTTTGATGACGTAGACGGGCAGGAAGTACCAGGCCAGAACGAGGCTAGCGATTTCCCGGTAGAGAGCGCCACCGCTACCACCGTGGTCAGCGGAACGTATTCCGGCGGCCAGATAGCGATGAAAATTATTAAGCAGTCTGATTTCGACTATTTCATGGGGCTGGTGCTGCCGCACGCGGTTACCTTTACCATCAACGTTACGTACAACACCGCTTCCGGCAGCGTTACTACCGACGCGACATTCTCCGGCACGCTGATCTCCGCCGTTGAAACAAACGACGGCGCAGTGGTGAATCCGGTGCGCTGGTACACGTTTACGATGAACCAACTGGATGGGCCGCAGGACATCCCTGCGAATGCCACGATCAACACCACAAAGTTCATCCTCAACGACAATGAAGCTCTGGTGGTTGGGCCGTTCTTCTCCCCGGTCGAGTCAACGCAGCTGTGGCTGCATACGCAGTCGAGCCTGGGAGGGAAGAAAGAGACCAACTGGAAAGTGGTCATCTGGAAAATCGACGATGATTATAACCAGGTCCCGGGAACGCAGCAGACGTTTACGTACCGGCAGACGACGCCGCACCAGTCGACCAGCGAAGTGTTCTACCGCACCGACAAATTAACGCCGTCCGGAGGCTTCGGGAAATACGCTGTCAGCTTCCAGCGCACGGATAATTCCAGCGACGCGTCACTGCTGAAGGTCGAAGAGATCCACAGCATTAACATCCGTACGAATGTCGTCCATCCGACCGACACGCTGGTGCGGGTGAAGGTGAGGGCTACCGAGAACGCTCTTGGCAGCCGAGAGCGCAAATATAACGCCCTGGTGACGCGCCACACCATTACGTACGACCTGGACACGCAGACGGTGGATTACACCCTGAGGCCGTCGCGATCGTTCGCTGATGCAGTGGCTCACACCTGGCTCATGATGGGCGAGCAGCCGGTCAGCAGCATTGACTTGTACGGTCTGTACTCTATTGCTGAAAGCCTTCCTGATGAGCGACTGGGTTACTTCGACTACACGTTTGATGACGAGAACGACTCGCTTGGCGACCGCGTGCAGGCGATCTGCAATGCGGCGTCGGTTGTGGCGTACTGGGACGATGGCGTGCTGACATTTACCCGAGATCAGAAAGTTGACTATCCGGCGGCAGTATTCAACCGGGCCAACATGAAGACGGATGAGTACAAAATGACGTACGAGGCCACTCTTCCAGGCGGTTATGACGGCGTGCAGGTGTCATACGTCCACCCCACAACGAACAACAAGACGTACATCAACTACCGCGTGCTGAACGGCGCCATCGTCGAGCAGGAAGCGTAATAACTTTGATACCAGCGAGCCGATCACGTTTGCCGGCTCGATGTATGTGCTGGTGACAGACAGCCTGGGTAACCCGACTCTGCGCTATCCGGCTACGGCCCGAAGCGATACAAAGTACGGATTCACCGCGGCTATCCCTAACATACACCTCAACATATGGAACGGTGACACTGTGCAACTACCGTCGCGCTATCTCATAGCGACGGTGGAGGAACTGGACAGTCAGCTATGGACGGTGAACAGCATCAAACCAAACACAGACAACACTGTTTCACTCACAGTCGCAGAATACAGCGACGCTATTTACGAATAAGCCCATCCCGACCAACCTAACCCGGCCTCGCGCTGGGTTTTTTTATGGAATAAATATGGCTACTACACCAACCAATAATCCAGTACCAAGCGAATCTCCTATTGATCTGAAGTACAACGCAGGAAAGATTGACGAGTTCGTTACCTCGATGGGATGGACTTACATTGACCGTTTCGGCAATAAGCATTATACGATCGAGGGCCTGCGCTGGCTGGCACAGCAGGCCATCTCCCAGTTCGGGTATATCACCCTGGACAGCTTTGAAGACGGAAATACGCTTACGCTGCCAAACCAGGTTCTACGACTTGAAGCTACCGGCGAATATTATCGTTGGGACGGTCCCTTCCCGAAGGAGGTGCCTGCTGACTCCACTCCAGAATCTACAGGCGGCATCGGTCCAGGGGCATGGTTAAGTGTTGGCGATGCATCTCTTAGAACACAATTGGGAAATAATGATGGGTTCAGATTGCTTGGTGAGTGCCCAGATGTAGCCACCCTCCGTCAAACTGAACCCAAGAGCATTGGCCAGTTGATCCGGGTAAAAAATTACTACTCAGACAAATTTGGTGGTGGAGGAGTCTTCCGCAGCGTTAATCCCGGATCGCTGGTAGATGATGGTGGGCTGTATTTCAAGACATCCGGCGGAGCTGTGTGGCGTAGATGCGTGAAAAACAAACAGGTCAGCACCGAGGAGTATGGATGCTGGGATGGGAATACAGGATCTGACAATTCTGCTCGACTGATGAAAGCATGCGCCTCTGGTCTTGACGTGAAAATGATGGGGGAGAATTACAATGTAGTTAGCATCCCTTCAGATCGCTTCAGCCTTACTGGGAGAATGAAAGCCTCTACTGCTGATTTTTCTACGGCATATGGCCGTACGCTTCTGACACTGACAGGCGCTAATGTCACCTATGACATTGATATCGACATGCAGAACTTTGGGGCTGGTGGATTTCTAAATCTGGGGACCGATACTGTTGGTCTAATCAAAGTATCAAATATTTACGGCGCGAATCGCACGACATATGGCCTACAAAATGCTGTATCAGATGGTGGTATACGCAATAATATGTCAGTTATTGTGCGTAACATTAAAAAAGGAGATAGCGGAGTTGATCCGCAACCTGCGGCATTTACGACTTATGGTTCTAAGGGTTTTTATCCATATGTAGATATTTACGACAGCCAGGGCGGAATCATTGGTAACTCTACAGATGAATCGGTTTTTGGGGAAGTAATTGCCCGTTACGTACACGATAACGGATTTTATGCCCTTGAAAATAGCCGTCAAACAATTGGGACGATGGTTTGTGATAACGTGCTTGGCGAGCCATTTGTTAACGCCGGTGGTATTTGTACTGTAGGAACTATGAAACTTAAAGAATGCCAGGGATTCGGCATAACCTATTCTTACAGTGGGCGCCTGCGTATAGACCACCTAGTGCTGGAACAAACGCTTGTCAGCTCTGCAATGCCTCTGCTTCGTTCTCGGCCAGATAACGTTAATAGCGTTGTCAGCATTGGTAAGATTGAGGGTAGTTTTGTTCTTGGCGGGGTTACAGCATCTATCTCTAACTCAATGTTTGCCATTACCCAAGGTATTACAGACCTGAGCATTGGTGACATGAACGTCACTCTGAACTACGTGACAGGCTCGTACTTAGGACTTGGAGATTTTTCTGCTTGTTCTCGAATTGCATTGGGCAACTGGAACATAACTTTCGTCGACCAGACAGGTACCTTAACGGCATCAAACATTGCCTATTTTTCCCTTCCAACTAATGCGCAGTCGACAGGAAGCAAAATAGGATTACAGCGTTATAGCTCGTCCTCCGCCACTGTAAGGATGACAAACCTAAGCAACTCCACCATTGAGGTGGCATCTGGTCAGGCAGTTCAGGTTAATGTGTCGGGCGCACCGCTCATAACTTCCGCAATTAGTACGCCATCAAGGGTCTTCCGGGTAACTGCGCTACCAACTGCTGGTAAATGGACAAGCGGTGATATTCTCATCCTCATAAGTCCAGGAACAACCATCAAGTATGGTTGGTCATGTTCGCAGTCAGGGGACTTTGCCGGAACGCCGCCAACATTCCAGGTTATAGCGTGAAGTATGAAAAGGCGGCTAATGCCGCCTTCTTTTATTTATGAGTCATCATTTTTTGATAAATAGCATACAGGCATAATGCAGCAGGTATAGCTGCGGTTCCTGAGTAAACCACGTGCCCAGAGAAGAAAGACACGAAGAATATCATGGTAAAGAAGCAAAGCGATATGAGTCTAGACATCCGAGCCTCATAACACCCATATTTAACTTTAGACCACACAAACTTCATGTAGTAGAAGAAGAACAATACACCTGCAACACCAAACCACAGATACATATCAATCAGGTCTATCTCTACCGATGATTTTATTCTCTGAAATTCAAGATATTCCTTAGTAAACCCGAAGAAATATTCTCCTGTGATAAACGCGTCATTACCCTGCATCATTCGCCATGCAGCATCCACAAACTCATCCCTTCCTGAGAATATTAATCTAGTAATTCCACCATTTTCATAAATGTAAACAAATTGAGTCCACTTTGCTCCGCTCAGATTTATATCAGGATTAATTATGAAAATCAGAGCGAATACGGCGGCAATAGCAGCTGGTATAAGGTATTTAACTGACAAAGAACGATACCGAACAAAGAACCACACGGCCACCATAGCGAGAGAGGCGATCATGGCTGTTTTTGTAGACAGAAGAATGCTGCATCCGAGCAGTGCAACCAACAGGAAGAATGTCCAAAAATATTTGTAAAAGTAAAGCGAAACAAAAGCAGCAAGGAACATGAGAAGGATGCTTACCTCATTTCCAGCAAAGAAGAACCCTTTTGCTCCTACAGAGTATTCTGCGTAAGCATCATTCAGCGCAGCATCACCATACGCTGAATAACCGTAACCCAACTGGGCCATCAGGAAATTTAGAAGCGTAAAACTAAGAGCTGAGACTGCACCGAACGCCGCCATCCTGTGAGAAACTTTCATTGCAGCGAGAGTATCATAAACGACAAACATCAGCAGACACCTGATTGCTATTTGTACGGTCTCTACAGGAAATTCATCAAGGGAAAAGGTCGTATATCCCAGCACTGGTCCTAGGCAAAGGAAGAATATGAAAAAGGCGTAGACCAGGAACCTTTTTAATTTGAGCACAGCTAGCAAGAAGAGGCACAAACCCAACACAGCAGCCTTGTAGAGAGGGGAAACTAACCCTATGTCTCGTTCATAAGATAGCCACCCGTTAACCATGTCTACCGGTACAGAAAGGCAAAGAATTAGTATAATAATTAATCGCATTTTTTATTCTTAAGATAGATTTCTAATGTTAGCCAGGCAGCTATAAGCAGCAGGAAGATTGCCACAACCCACTTGTTATCTACAGATCCGGTGACAAGCAGGCAGAACATTGAGACACCCAACACTCTGGGTAGGTTTATCCCGCCCTTCATATATCAGTACCGGGCAAAGCAAAGACGAACAGCACAACAGCCATGATGATTAGCCACTCCATCCTTTTCTCCTTTGAAAAAATCAGTTTACCACATGCATAGAAATGATCACTTAAACAGTGTGTCATGTCGGATAGCTGTATGTATAGTCAGCATCGGCAAACCTCATGCAATGGAAGTTAACCTCAGACAGGCACATTCAATGTGTAGCTTTCTTTGACTGCGATTAGCATTTAGAATGTAACCGATGTCCAACCCTGAGAGCCATTATGATTTACGGATTGCAGTACCTGCGCGGGATAGCTGCCCTGCTTGTCGTTCTCCTTCATGCCAAAGTAGCTGTTAACCATTTCGTTCCATCCTCAAAACTTTTGCTTCCAGACGAAGGGTTTATTGAGTTTGGTAAGTATGGGGTAGACATATTTTTCGTGATCTCCGGCATGGTTATGTACTTGACCATGGGCAAAAGCATGAAGAGCGACAGGGGCATTGGTAACTTTATTATTAAGCGACTTATAAGAGTGGTTCCTGCGTTCTGGATGGCGCTGGGACTTTACGGCGCGGCGATGCTGTTTGCCGGAAAAATTCCAGATGACGCTTTCAGGAAGTACCTTACAAGCGCTCTGTTTATGTTTTACCCCAACGCTTCAGGAAAACCAGAAACTGTTTATGCGATAAGCTGGACATTGAATTTTGAGGTCTATTTCTATATGTCCCTTGCGTTAATGTGTTGCATATTTGGTCGATATGGAAGAGTCGCCACTGGATTATTATTCGCCGTGTATGCATTTACTTTTTACAACTGGGGTAGCCTCAATTTCCTTCAGCGCTCAGTTTTTAGCCCAATATACCTTGAGTTTATACTTGGGATGATATGCGGTTATATCGCAAGAAAATCATTGTTAAACAGTCTATGGTTATCAGCTCTTATTTTTTTACTTGGCTCTATAATGATAGTCTGCACAAACGTGTGGGGAGAAGGAGATGGCGGACTCGGTCGCGTTATCTTTGCTGGAATTCCTGCAATGCTATGCGTGATTGGAGCAACCAACCTATCATTTGGTGAAAAATCAGTGGTGCACAAAGTGCTCTTGAAGATAGGGGATGCTTCTTATTCTGTATATCTAATTCATTCAATATCCTTTGTTGTGCTTTCTTATTTGCTGAAATATTCAGGGTATATGATGAAGGATTATGGCGAAAGCATTATCTTGTATATTGGCATGATCGCCTTCGCCATGATTACATCGATTGCTTTTAGTTCTTTTATGGAAAAACCTGTGATAAAAATCCTGAATAACATCATATTCACTAAGAAAAATAAAACTGAAAAGATTCTTGCGTGAAATACAGAGCATTTTTTACCACTGTTAATTCGCTAGTTCTAGGGATTGATAAAAAAGGCCGCTGACGCGGCCTCTTTGTGCTCATTTTATGCCGTTACACTTCGTAAAATCTACTACAATAGTTTCAGTGTTGTACATTATCGTATAATCTTTATTTTCAGACCGCTTCGCTTGCGAGCATAGCTCATCTCTTTCCTTCCTGCCTTTGCTAATATGAATGTAGTTAAGATATATACCATACTGTCGCATAAAGAAGTTAGCGAAACCCCAGTTCTCTCTAATTGCTGGGGTAATCAACTGTCGAATCACTGGGAAGTTATCTGCGTATCTGTTAGAAACTTTAGAAATTTCGGGCATGCCAATAAAAACAAGGTTTTTGAATGGCATGTTTAAATTATTAATATCTCTGGAAATCATTGTTGCTCGATATTCATCAAGCCTTTTTTGCATGGTTGAAGCATTCCCATACGCCGCAGAAAGTGAGAAAGCGTAAACCATTGGTACAATCATTAGAAATTTCCAGTATCGATTTAACAAATATGTCGCACTGAATACTCCAATGAATACTATAGCATTAACGCCAAGCAATACGCGGGGGTTTGTCACTGGTTTATAAAGTAACAGTAGGGGGCCAGCGACACATATAAAAATAACTGGGAATGCAATAAATATCGTTAACTTATCAAGCGCAAGGTTTAATTTATTTTTGTGGGCACTGTGTGTGAATAAAGACTTCATCCATATAAGTGAGAGTAATACCACCAGGGCAACCGCTATCACGCCTGCCGTTGTATCAAAAGAGTTTAATAATCTATCGAAAAATGCTTGAGCATTACCGAAAAGCAGACCAACTGGATCTGGTTTTTCAGTAATCATAATACTGTGATTTGTGTTGTAATCACCCTCGATAAAGGCTGGGACAATTGCTACAGAGTAAATCACCTGAGCTACAAGTAAGGATAATGCTTTGTATAAAGCGGTAAGTAATATGCCACCTTCGCTATTTACTCCTGCTAGTATTGCAGCAAAACAAACGAGTATGATGTAGACATTTATTGATGGCTGATAAAGGCACATTGTGCCAATTAGCAAGACGGTGCCAAATACACAGCCCACCAGTGGTCTGAAGTTTCTTTGGATTGTGAATGCAAGAGATGCGAATAATAATGATAGAGCCATAGGCAGAGAATCGAACTGATAAGAAAGATTCTCTAAATAAAAAGGAGATATAATAAACGATAAAGCAAGTATGTTTCTTTTGGCTTTATCTTCAACACCAAAGTGCTCTGCAAGTAGAGCGCCGCAAAGAACGGTAATTAGCAATGCAATGATTATGGTGAAAGGGGAAAGGTTATTTATGGGGAACCCAAAGCTTAAACCCTCCATAATCCAGTCACTTAGCGGCCTTCCGTTTACGCCCCATTTAGTATAACCTTCTGTAGCCCTTCCTATATCATCATTGAACATTCTTCCTGCAATAATAATAGGAAGGATGTACACCAATCCTGCAATGTACGCAATTTTGTATCGGCTGAATAATTTTTCAAGCATCTTTCTTGCCCTTGTTTTTTAGCACATATCTTGGACGATTTTTTACTTCAACATATATTCTGCCAATGTATTCTCCAAGCACACCAATACCGATCAACTGAATGCCACCAAGGAAAAGAATAGATACCAGTAAAGATGGATATCCACGGACAGCATTACCGAACACCAAAGTGTCGAAAATCATCCACGCGCCGTAAAGGAATGCCACCCCAGCAACAAACAGGCCGATGTAAGTCCACATACGCAGAGGGAATGTAGAGAAGCTTGTGATCCCTTCAAGTGCCAGGTTCCACAACTTCCAGCCGTTAAACTTCGTGCTGCCTGCAACACGCTCGGCACGGGCGTACTCGACTACATCAGTGCGACCACCAACCCATGACAAGACACCTTTCATGAAAAGGTTACGCTCAGGTAAAAGCTTAATATTTTCTACAACCTCACGAGACATGAGACGGAAGTCACCAACGTTTTCTTCAATCTTCGGATTGCTGATCTTGTTGTGCAGCTTATAGAACCACTCAGCTGTCTTGCGCTTCAGTCGGCCATCTGTTGAGCGATCAGAGCGTTTAGCCAGAACCATATCAGCCCCGGCCTGCCATTTCTCTATCAGATGAGGAATGACTTCGATAGGGTCCTGCAAGTCTACATCGATCGGGATAATCGCTTCACCGGTCGCGTGGTCAAGGCCGGCGAACAGAGCGGGCTCTTTACCGAAGTTTCTTGTGAA